GAGCACCTGTCTGGGCTGAGTTGGCTGTTACTAATCCAGGTATGATGCCACAGCTTTATCCGGCTGTGCATGCTAGTGAATACAGTTGGGCTGGAACCAAGTTTGACCGAATTATTGATAACAATGAGTCACTTGACATGTTACACAATCGAGTCAAGGATCTAGTTCAAGATCTCCTGCCCGCCACGGAAGCTCTAGTCTTGTAATCTCAACAATGCAATTGAGACACACTGTTTTAAGATTTATTAGTTCGCAGTTGTTTAGATCACCATCGGTGTGATATACCATTAGCTGGCTATGATGTCTAGCACGAAACCCACAGCGATCGCATGTGGGTTTTTTCTTATACCCTGCAGATTGCCATCTGGGCTTGGGCACTTTTTGTTGGCGTCCTCGCCGTATACAAGGGCTGCAACGGCTTCTGTAATAGATTTTGCTATTATGGTACCCATTGATTGCTGCTAGATGTTTGTTGCAGGCTTTACATAGTGGACGCATATTGATATTTACCGTAACGGACCTTGATTAAGGCTTCCGTAACCAGTTGAATTTCCGACTATCCGGTAAATATCCGTATAACCATTTAGAAGGATAATTTATATGGCACTAACATCACCAGGCGTAGAAGTAACCGTTATTGACGAGAGCAACTATCTGCAAGGGCCGACCAATTCGGTTCCTTACATCTTAATTGCCACAGCCCAGGATAAAGTCTCTGGCTCTGGCGTTGGGGTAGCAGCAGGTACACTCGAAGTTAATGCCAATAAATTGTACTTAGTCACAAGTCAACGAGACCTGGCTGCTACTTTTGGCAACCCGTTCTTCTACAAGACTGCCGACGGCACTCCCATCAATGGCTACGAGCTGAATGAATATGGCCTGTTAGCCGCGCACTCAGTCTTGGGCATCAGCAATCGTGCTTATGTACAACGTGCAAACGTTGATCTTACTGAGCTGGCCGCAACATTGGTTCGCCCAACTGGTGCTCCTGCGTCAGGAACTTATTGGCTTGATACACTACAGACCCAATGGGGGATCTTCGAATGGAACCAAACTACCGGTGCATTCACTAACAAGACACCTATTGTTATTACTGACACAGCTCAGGGCAATCCTATTCCGAGCTCGGACGTTGGTAGTATTGGTGATTACGCAGTTAACACCACAAATACTCAGAATCCAATTTATTACAAAACTGTAGCTAACGAGTGGATTCTTGTTGGTAGAGATACTTGGCAAGCATCGTGGCCCACAATTCAAGGCACCGAATCAATCTCTGGCGCTGTATTAAACACTGGTGATGTCATCATCATCAATGGTACATCAGTTGCTGTTCCGGGCGGCGATACACTAGCGTCCTTGGTCGGTGCAATCAACTCGGCAGCTATTTCGGGTGTTACTGCCGAGGCCGATTCAAGCAACCGCTTGCAAATTTATGCAGACGCTGATGCTACTGCCGACGCGTCTAGCGGCACCGGTGGCCTTGTTGTGATTAGTACAGCCAGTACCCCTGCATTGTTAACTCAGCTTGGCATTGTTGCTGATACTTACTCTGCACCGATACTGCTGCAGGGATACAGCTATCAAGTTCCGCGTTGGAGAAGCACTGATACAACTCCACGCCCAACTGGATCTGTGTTCATCCAGTTGAATGAACCTAACTTAGGCACCAAGATAGTAATTAAGAGATACGACGACGTGCTTGGAGATTTCTTTGTGGTTGACACTCCGGTATATCTTACTCCAGAAGCAATGATTTATGGACTTGATCCATCAGCTGGTGGCGCAAATATCCCAGTTGAAACTCTCTGGGCTGAATCAAATGCAACTACCCTGCTGGTCAATAATCTTGAAATGCCAACTGCTACAATAGAGCCGTTTAGATTTTATGCATCTGGCCAAACAATTGTGTCGGGCACAGTCGTTAACCCAACATTTACTGTTGGCGAGACATTTACACTTCAGGCTAGCTCGGCTGGTTCTGCAACATTGTCTAACGCAGTTACAGTCACTATCGGTGGTACTGGCACCGCAGCAAACTTCTCTGCTGCGGTGAGTGCTGCAGCCGTGCCATATGTGTCAGCTGTGATCAGCAGCACTGGCACAATTAATTTTGTGCATAGTCAAGGTGGTGTGATTTTGGTGGTTGACACAACAGGCACACCAATTGCAGATGCTGGATTTACAGCACCAGCTGACGGCGTGATGACTAGTAAAGATGGAGATGGATTGTACTTCTCAAACTTTGCAGCCCTGGTTTACACTGCTAGCGATGCAGCACCTAGCGTGGATCCAGTTGATGGTCGTAAGTGGTATTACAGTGCTACAAATCAAGTTGACATCATGATTCTGAATGATGGCGCCTGGGTCGGATATCGCACAGTTGACAATGACACACGTGGTTTCAATCTGACAGTGACAGACCCAGATGGTCCAATTGTTAGTCCTACTGAGCCAACTGAGCAAAGTGATAAGACTCCGATTGTGTATGGCGATCTTTGGATTGATACCAGCAACTTGGAAATATATCCAGTTATCAAGCGTTGGGACAATCAGACTGGTGCAGATCGTTGGGTGACTATTGACAACACCGATCAGACTACCAGCAATGGTGTACTTTTCGCTGATGCACGTTGGGCACCAAATGGCACAACTGATCCAGTTGGCGACAACTATCCTACTATTGTGAGTTTGCTAACCAGCAACTATCTTGACTTAGATGCACCAGTGGTAAGCATTTATCCTGAAGGTATGTTACTGTTTAACACACGTCGCAGCGGATTCAACGTCAAGAATTTCCAAAGCAACTATTTTAATGCCAACGACTTCTCAGTCGACCAGTACACATCCACAACCAGCTATGCAGTTAATAACAAAGTGCTGTACAACGGTGTGATTTATGTTTGTATCTTAGCAAGCACCGGGAATGTTCCGACTAACACAACATACTGGGCCGTACTGGAAACAAATGCCTGGGTTTCAATCAGCGGCAATCGGAATGACGGTAGCCCGTACATGGGTCGCAAGGCTGTGCGTAATGTTGTAGTTGCTGCACTCAAGAGTGGTTTGGACACACAAGAAGTATTACGTGAAGAGCAGACAGCATTTAACTTGATTGCTTGCCCACAGTATCCAGAGTTGATCATTAACATGGTTGCACTCAACAATGAGCGTAGCAATACTGCATTCATTATTGGTGATACTCCGCTGCGTCTTGGCCCATCGGGTAATGAACTTGTTACCTGGGCAACTAATGCTAGTGGTCTGGGCAACGGTGGCGAAGACGGTATCACAACTAGCGATCCGTACTTGGGAGTGTTCTATCCAAGCTGCCAAACTACAGATCTGGGCGGATCACCAGTTGTTCAACCTCCAAGTCACATGATGCTGCGTACAATTGTACGTAGTGACGAAGTGGCATATCCGTGGTTGGCTCCGGCTGGAGTGCGTCGTGGTCTGATTGACAATGCTGGACTGATTGGTTACATCAACTCACAGACTGGCGAGTTCCAAACGATTGCAACTGGTCAAAGTGTTCGTGACATTCTGTACGAAAACAAGATCAATCCAATCACATTCATCCCGGGTGTTGGTATTGTCAATTATGGTAACAAGACCGAAGCTGCTGTGGCATCTGCTCTGGACCGTATCAACGTTGCACGGTTAGTAGCGTTTGTACGTGGTCGACTGAATGAGATTGGTAAGACGTTTGTGTTTGAGCCAAATGACCAAATCACACGTAATGAAATCAGCAATGCTATTCAAAGCTTGATGGTGGACCTGGTTGCCAAGCGTGGTATTTACGATTACCTGGTTGTGTGCGATGAATCTAACAACACACCGGCTCGTATCGACCGCAATGAATTGTATGTTGATATTGCAATTGAGCCAGTCAAGGCAATTGAATTCATCTATATTCCGTTGCGAATCAAGAACACCGGCGAGATATCTGCTGGAGGTTAAGCCCGATACACCTGCTAATAATGTTAAAAAAACATTATTAGCGGTGCCGCTATACACGAAAATGGGGCATTTGAGCCCCGTTTTTTTTGGCCAGTTTGGCCATAAATAATATTATAGGAGATTTATAACATGGCTATTTCATCACTTACCAGAATGACAGTTCCGCTGGCAAGCGACCAATCAGCATCAACACAAGGGTTGTTGATGCCCAAGTTAAAATATCGCTTCCGGGTGATGTTTGAAAACTTCGGGGTTGCTACACCGCGCACCGAGCTTACTAAACAAGTTATCGACTTTACTCGTCCTTCGGTGTCGTTTGAAGAAATCACAATTGACATTTACAACAGCAAGCTATATCTTGCTGGTAAACATACCTGGGAAATGGTCACTGTTAACTTGCGTGATGATGCTTCGGGTAACGTGACCAAGCTGGTGGGTCAGCAGTTGCAGAAACAGCTGGACTTCATGGAGCAAGCTAGTGCTGCTTCGGGCATTGACTACAAGTTTGTTACTAAACTTGAAATGCTCGACGGTGGCAACGGTGTCAATCAACCTGTTGTGCTGGAAACTTGGGAACTGTACGGTTGCTACTTACAAAACGTCAACTACAATGACCTAAACTACGCCAGCAGTGAAGTGGTTACAATCAGCATGAGCATCCGCTTTGATAATGCTGTACAGGCACCGGTGCAAAGTGGTGTTGGTACGTCACTCGGTCGCCTAGCAGGTGATGTAGTTACTGGTGTTTCAAACGTTACAACGTAATAATCACTTATGGCCTTTGGTCAGGACTTCCTCAACGGATTCTTTGGGAATGATTATCTCAGGGACTATACGCATGCCAGCAAAACGTTTCAAACAAACGGGTATGCAAATAGTCCTAGACTCAAGTTTCTTTTCCACGTATACTTTACCCTTGAAACGGTAGGTATACCTATGTTAAGAAATGCCTTTAGCTCGGGTGAAAACTCCACTATTGGCCTGTTGGTTAAAAACATCGATTTACCGAAGTTTACAATTGACACTGAGATTCTCAATCAATACAATCGCAAACGAGTAATACAGAAAAAGATCAATTACGATCCCATTAGTGTGGCATTCCATGACGATGGTAACGATTTGATTCGTACCTTGTGGTACAACTATTATTCTTATTACTACAAAGACCCAGTTCAGCCCTATGATGGAATAGCCACTACTGCCGGGACATCGGGTCCGATGCAAACCAAACCAATGGGGTTCAGGTACAATGGCCGTGATATCTATGACAAGACTCGGGCAGTATCCGATTGGGGTTATGTTGGCGAAAGCTACAGCGATGGTACCGGTTCGGCTAACGGCAAGCCGAGTTTTTTCCGTGACATTAGCATCTACGGATTCAACCAACACAAGTTTGTTCGCTATGTGTTGATTAATCCAGTAATATCCCAATGGAGTCATGATCAGTACGATTACTCTCAGGATGCCGGGGTCATGGAAAACAAAATGACCATCCAGTACGAAACTGTTAAGTACTACTCGGGCGCAATTGGATCAGTTAGACCGGACACCAACGTTGTTGGATTTGCTGATCCTAATGCGTATGATCAACGATCAAGCCCATTGACGAGACCGGGCGGCATTGCCAGTGTCATTGGACAGGGTGGACTATTGGACACAGGAATAGGTATTATGGGAGATTTGCAAGCAGTGACACAAGGCAGAGGAGGCCTAAGTAATATTTTAGGTGCGGTACAAAACGCCGGCACATTATACAATACCTTTAAAGGCAAAAATCTTGCTTCTATTGTTGCATCTGATGTCGGGGGAATTGTAGGCGGTGCAATTGGACAGCTACGACAAACACTTCCTGGGCAAGCCCGTAGTACTTTTAATTTCCCCAGGCCAGCGCCTGGCGCAGGTGGTCCTGCAAGTCCTGCCACCGGTGGTCCTGCAGCCTTTAATCCCGGGGGTTAAAGTATGGAATCTTCAATCAATATAGCCAATCAAAACATTGACCTAAGTGTACGGGTGTTTGATAGTTTTTATGAGTTCGGGGTAGATGTTGATGCAAACACGTATGATGTGGTCAACAGCTACTTTGAATCTGTGTGCACAGACAAACAGATTGCTAGAAGTTTTACAGTAAGCTTGTTTAGAATTGCCGAACAAACCAAAGTACCGGTATTGTCGCTGTTGGCTCAAGTGGGCGGGCAGTCGCCGGGCACTCAGACAGAAATTCAGTTGTCAAATACCATGGTGTATTATCTTAATGGCATACGTAGTCCAGCAACATTACTGGGACTTAATAGTGCCATTACCCCGAACTACTGGGCCGCCCGTAACGTACTGCTATGAGCAAGTTTGCGCAAGGGGTGTACAAGGTCACCAATCGAGCAAAATATGTAGGCAAGCGTGAACCCAGGTATCGATCAGGCTGGGAACACAGCTTTATGACCTTTTGCGACAACAACGATCATATCCTGCAATGGGCCAGTGAATCAATCAGTATTCCGTATCTTAACCCGCTGTCGGGCAAGATGACAATATACATTCCAGATTTCCTTATCACATACCGTACCCGTGATGACCGGATGTGCGCAGAAGTAATCGAGATCAAACCAAAAAAACAAAGTGTAATTGAATCTAAACAATCTTCCCGTGACCGTGCTATTGTGGCAGTGAACTACGCCAAGTGGGCTGCCGCTCAGAAGTGGTGCGCACGAAATGGGCTGGTGTTTCGCGTTATCACCGAATCGGATTTGTTCAGGAACGGCGGTAAATAAAGGTGTAGTTCGCGATACGGGAATATCCAACTACTCTAATGCTTGGAAGGAGCAATCAGCATGCCTACTTATCTCTATGTGAAAACACATAACAAAACTGGGTTAAAATACCTGGGCAAAACAATACAAAATCCATACAAGTACAAAGGATCTGGCATATACTGGTGCCGTCATCTATCAAAACACGGAAATGATGTAACCACTGAAATTCTTAAAGAATGCCAAACTAATAACGACGTAAAATATTGGGGACAGTATTACAGTGACTTATGGAATGTTGTTGTTGATGATGCATGGGCTAATTTAAAACCAGAAACCGGGGATGGCGGCTCTGGTAAAATGTTATCATCGACTAAAGAAAAAATTAAACAATATCAAAAATCTAAAACTTGGACTAAAAAAGCAATCCAAACTAGATTAGATAATTGTCTTAAAGCAGCAAACGCAAGAAAAGGTAAATCTTGGACCAATTCAAAGCGTCAATCTACTCTGAATACTTACATACAAAAAAATTTAACCATTGCATTACAGATTATTTCTTTGCACGATGCTGGGCTAAACAATCTACAAATTTCTAAACGATTAAACATCTCATGGGCTAAGGTCAAATATTCTCTGCAACATCGCAAAGACTTTGAATCATGCAAATTAACTCATTAAATATGCTATGTCCCTTCCAACCAACAAAAACCTTGAGGCGTTGTTCAACCTACCCCGTGACCAGGATAGTAGTGATATTGAACCAGGTGTGCCCGCCCACACCGATGATATACAAACACAGCTAACCATTCTTCCCGAAACATTAGATGCACTGGACAAGATTGAAGCAGCCTTGCCGGCAGTGCGAGGGCTTGAGTCCAGTGACCAAGAGATGGATGACCTGGCGTTAAAAGCCACCGAAAGCTTTGACAATCTAATGGACCTAGGGATGAATGTTGACAGCCGCTATGCTTCAGAAATCTTCAACGTGGCAAGTCAAATGCTAGGCCATGCTATCACAGCAAAGAATGCCAAGCTTAATAAAAAGCTCAAGATGATTGAGTTGCAACTTAAAAAAGTCAAGCTAGATCGAGACCTAGCTGGGGACTCTGTAGAGCACCCCACTGGGCAAGGCCATGTACTTGACCGCAACGAACTACTGCGTCAGATACTGGGGAAGAGTAATGTCTGATGATGTTAGTGCCAGAAGAGCACCAATTGATGAATTAAACATCTATTTTTTAAATTCTGATACAGTTGGGTGGATTTGTTCCCCCATAGGTGGGTTTGGAAATCACATACGATGGATGTTAACATTGGATGCTAAAATACAAGCAAAAATATATACCCACAGCAAGCATTTTTGGCCATATTACACTATTGATGACAAACTAATTTATATTTCTAAATATGTTTATGGGAATTTCCGTACTTGGCACAACTGGCTACATACGGAGTGGAAAATTCGAAAATTACTAGATCCAGTAATTCCACTTGAGCATCACTATACTGCACAGTCTGAAATTACACGTACATACAAAGGTATACTTTGTACTGTATCCCCAGATCTTGCATTGCGCTGTTATTTAAAATTTAACTCTAGCTTAAACAATATGACAATTGATGGATTTCAATTGTCTATTAAAAGTATGAGTCACAAACTTAAAACATACGCCAGACTCAATAATTGTTTATGTTTAGATGCAGACACTTTATATACCGAAGTACTAGACCGGGATTTTTACGCAAGCATGATTGACTACTTGGGGTTTGACGATAATTATGAGTCAGCTGCGGTGATTCATGCACGGTGGTACCAGTTACACCAAAAGGCCGAGCGCGAATTTGTCGACTACGTAACCAATCTCTATCAACCTGAACCAAATAATAATATTGGTAAAACACTAAATACAGCCATAGGACTCTGATATGAAAACATTTGCGCAATATCTAGTGGAAAGTGAAAAGACTTTTGACTACCGCATCAAGATTGTAGGCGATGTGTCCCCTGAATTCTTAAAACAATTCAAGGACCAGCTGAAAAAGTTTGAACCTGCCAGCATTGGTGAAGTTAAAACTACACCTATTGTGGCTCAGCCACAAGGGTTCCCGGGCTACCCTAACCACGCAGTCAACATGATTGATGTGAGCTTTAAGTATCCTGCAACTCCTCCACAGATTGAACAAGTGGTTGAGCTCCTGGGCTTATCCCCTGATCGTGTCGGCATGAACACTATCAAGTGGCAAGAAGGCATGGACAAGGAACTGCTGGGTATTGCGGATCAAAAGGATCTGCTTACAAGCGAGTACCCGCCAACTGATGCTGAACAAAAGCGCATCAAGAAAGACTATGCAGCAGCAGCGCAAGATAAAGAAGTAGTCAAGAACTCGGCCAGCCAAGCCCGTTTTACCGTAGCAGGCGGTAAAACCCCACCAGCAAAAACCACAAATGACTTGCCACAGGGCATCCAGAGCCCCATGTCAAATGTCAAGCGCCCCGCAAAACCAGCAACCGGCAAACAGCCACAAGGAAACTAATCATGGACATGTACGATATTCTCAAAAAATTAAATTCAGTTGGTAGTACTCCACTGTATGAATCCGCTGTGCAGCGCGCCGCTGCGGTTGACAAGAGCCGGATCCCTGCGTACAAACGCAAGGACAGCGGCGAAGAAAAGCTGACCCTTAAAGATCTTGAAGCTGAACGCAGCAAAAGCGCAACTGGTGCTGCAGGATTGAAAAAACTTAAAGACCGCACCGGAATTCGCGAGTCCGAAGTTGAAGAAGGTTATTACAAAGATCCTGACGGCGACGATGAGTCAGAAGAAGATAAAGAAGATAAAAAAGATAACGAAAAACGCCGTCGAGAAGAAGACGAAATGGATGAAGGTAACGAATTCGTTAAAGCTCGTCGGGATGCTATCCGTGCCGGTAAACCCACATTTATGGTTGGTGGAAAAACACACAAAGTAACAGGCGACACTAGTCAAGAAAAAGCCGGCGTAGACGAGTCTGCTGAAGAAACTCCTCGTGGTCGAATTCATCGCGCTGCCCCTGGCGGATATGGTCGTAAGTATGACCAAGACGATGAAGAAGGCGGCGAAAAGAAGCCAGCAGCACCCAAGATTGATCGTGGGCGTGGACGCCCTAAGAAAGAGCGTGAACCCTTCTCTGGTGATGAAGCCAGCAAGCTACAAAGCTTTGTTGTGGGCAACAAGCCCAAGAGCGGATTACCAGGCAAGGCAGGTGTCAAGCACACCAAGATGGCCGATCAAGAAAAGGCAGAAAAGGCACGTGAGCGCGCCTCTGCCAAGGGTGAAGTGGATGAAGCTGTTCGTGGTCTATATTACGGGGATAAAGGAATTCGTCCGCCGCAAACACAACCCGAGCGTGATCAAATAGCAGGAGATATTAAACAATCTCGCGCAACTAACCGAGCAGATCAAACGACGACCGGATACGGTAATCGTGTTGCTCCTCAACGCGGAGCTGCATCATCTGCTACCCCTGGTCAAATTGGTGCTAAGACAACTAACGCCGCTGGACAAACAGCATTTTCTTCTAGAAGCGCAGATAAAAAATACGCGAACTACGCCGGCAACATTAACACCACTGCCGGTGCCGGTAAAGGTGTGGCGGAAGGTGAGGACGAGTTTGATCCAGCCAATCGCGGCGAGTATGATCGCGAAGGTGAAATGGCCCAGGATCAACTTACCACTGCCGCCGACGCTGCTAGCGAATTGCGCAGTATTCTTGACAGTGATGAAAACTTGCCCGAGTGGGTTCAAAGCAAGATCACCAAGGCTGTGGACTATCTTGACACTGCCCGTGATTATATGAAATCAAAAGATGACGGTGACGAGCCAGTTAAAGAAGCCGGTAACTACAGCGCCAAGCGAGCAAGAGCAGGTGCGGACATTGGCAAGCCCGGCAAGAAGCCAGACTTTTTAGACATGGACAAAGACGGCAACAAGAAAGAGCCAATGAAGAAGGCAGTTGCTGATAAGAAAGCAGGTCTAAAGAAAGAAGTTGAAGAGACCACAACTGCTGGCTCTGTAGCTACTGCTCCTGCTGAAGGTGGCAAGAAAACCAAGGGCGGCGTCCAATTTGGCAAGGGTGTGTATGAGGGCGCATTAGCCGAGAGTTTTAGCAGCAAGCTAAAGACCATGCTAAACGAAGAGATCAGCATGAATCTCTCTACAAACAGTAACGGAACCAAGAGCTTGACTGTTACTGCCACCGATGATGATGCCATGCGCCTTGCGGAAATTCTCAAGCTGGCTGGCATGGAATCACAAGCACCGGCTGGTGACACTGCAGAAGCATGCGGTGCTTGCGGCCAATCACCTTGCGGCTGTGATCATATTGACGAAGATGACCACGCTAACAGTCCAGACCCAATGTACGCTGACACAGATACCATGGTCATGAAGCTAGCCGGCGGACTTAACGGTCCTAAAGTACAAGTGAATCCTAACAACATGGCAGACAACCCGTTGGCAATGAAGCGATTGGGAGTTAAACAATCACCCCAGGTCAATCTTGGTTCGGCAGATATTGGCGAAAGCATCGAGAAACGCCTGTGGACCATTTACAATCGTCAAGATACATAATGAAATCGTTGCAAGAGTACATTACCGAAGGTCAACAACGGCTAGCTGGACCAGCCGTTGGGGACAGCTTTGACATTGAACTAGATTTTGATCAACTGATTGAAAGTTATATAGTTGATGTGGTCGAGGACGGCATTGTACTTAACGGTGATGCAGACATGATGCAACTGCTTGAGTCTGCCGGGTACCAACTGGAAACTATTCGTCGTTATGGCCCAGTTGGCTCCGGCTATACTAAAGAGTCAGAAGAAGAAGATTCTCGCACAGATGTCAGTCGACTGCGTGCATTGGCTGGATTAGGTAAGCAATCTGTTAATGAAATTGACCAGGATGAAATGCGTCTAGTTAACAAGCAGATACAGGCTGAGCCGATTGTGCCGATTGGTCCCATGGACGAAGCTGAATATCAAGGACGCGAAGTTTCTTTAGGCAAACCCCAACCGGGCGATGTCAAGAAGAGTAAAGTTTATGTTCGTGGCCCAAAAGGCAATGTGGTCAAGGTTAACTTTGGCGACAAGACCATGCGCATCAAAAAATCAAATCCCGCCCGTCGAAAAAGCTTTCGTGCACGTCACAATTGCGACACTCCGGGGCCAAGATGGAAGGCACGATATTGGTCGTGTCGTGCATGGTAAACACAAGGAAAATTAAAAATGGCACAAGCCAACGTATATACATCAGCAAGCGCCCAGGCCTGGTACACTGACAAGGCACGTATTGCCACTGGGACTACTTCTGTAACTTATCAGATTGATCTGATATACCCTACAGCAACTGGGAATTTGTTTTCAGCACCGACTCTAGTCCCGCCTAATGCATCACAAGATGTATTTGTGGGAGTGGGGAACAAAATTACAATTGTGGGATCAGGATTTACAGCGCAAGAAGTTGGAACCACAACATCTGGTTCTTACGCAGTAAGACAGGTCTAACAATGAGAGCCCGTGAGTTCTTTTTTGAGGCGGTGCCTGCTAAAATTTCCAAGCGTGAGAAAGCAGCAACTCGTGGGTTAAATATTTTTTCAAAGAAAATAGACAGTTATGACAGACTATATGATTTAAATCGTTTAATGATGGCTGTGGCTTGTAGTGATGGAATAAACCCAATAGAAATGGATAGTGAAAGTTGGGTAGGTAAACACAACACTGCACACCCTTACACCAAAGAAGAACAAGCCATGCTCAATTTAGCATATACCGCTGCCGGCCTAGCGCATAAAGATTTAAATAACGGTGATATGGATAGTGAAGAATTGCCTGGTACAAATATAAAAAGCCCAGTGGTGGCATTTAAGGGATACCCAAGATGAAAATCAGTGATATATTACGTCAAGTGGCCGATGCAATGGATGCGAAGATGGATCAGGGACAGCCTGATGACCAATCGCAAAATCCGGCAGAATTAAACACGGTCAACACTGGTATCGCTGTAGACGTGCCCAATAATACAGATTATGGTACTGATAATGCAGTTATGATCCCACCGCAACAAGTCGAGTTCGAGTTGCTAAAGCGAGCTGCTGGCCTAATCAATCCAGTTGAAGACACCGAGTGTGCTGATACAACCCTGGATCAACTACGTAAAAATGCCGGTATTCACACGTCGTCGCCGGTAATAGCACAATACTGATTTGGCCGCGTAGCGCGGATAATAATATAGCACAGTAACTATCCATTAAATAGATGCATGGAAAAACGTTACTGTGCAGCCCCTTGGCGTGGCCTGCACATCAATTTTCGTGGTGATGTTAAAACTTGTTGTGCTGGTGATCCCAACATGCTGGGCAATCTTGGCTCTTCATCCATTGACGAAATTCTACAAAGCCCCAAGCTACACGAAATAAGACGCACCATACAATCTGGTGTCCTACACCCTGAGTATTGCAGCAACTGCATCAAGGCCGAACGCTACGGCACCAGTGAACGTGACTGGCACAACAACACCAATCTGGATTTTGACGTGGCCACAGCCGCCATAGATGACCATCGGCCCAGCATTATTGATGTACGCTGGAACATTACCTGCAACCTGGCCTGCAACTACTGCGGCCCTTACTGCTCCAGCAAGTGGGCAGCATTGATGAAGTTTGAATACCGCAGCGGCGCCCGACCTTACTACGAACAAGTGTGTGAGTACATTGAGCAACATCGATCCAGTGTACGGGAAGTTGCCTTGGTGGGCGGAGAACCCTTGCTGCTGCCCGAGAACGAACGCCTGTTGGATGTCATTCCGGATGATTGTGTTGTGACACTGATCACAAACATGAACATAGACTTTGATCGCAACGCAATAGTTAAAAAACTACAAGGCCGAACACGAGTGGGTTGGAGCATGAGCTTTGACAATATCGGTGAACGCTTTGAATACGTGCGCTATCACGGCAAGTGGTCAGTAACACAAGACAACGTGCGTCGTGTGCGACAGTTTATGAACACAAACGGCCACTGGGGCGGAGTACATGCAGTGTATAACATATACAACTGTACTAGACTGTGTGAACTACGTGCCTGGGCCGATCAAGAGCAAGTGACCATACAGTGGCAAACATTATATCAGCCCGAATATCTTGACCCGGGCCTACACTCTGCAGCAGTACGAGAACAAGCACTGCTGGAGATAGCTCGATATCACACACTGTTTGAACTTAATGAAGCGGAAAAATCATTTTTCTCAGCAGTGAGCGCCAGGATATACACTCCGCCTCTCACTACCATGAGCAAACAGTTCTGGCAACACATTGACTCGGTAGAGAATAAGTATCACAAGACTGATGATCCTCGACGATTCCGTGATCTTTGGCCAGAGTTACAGGACCTAATATGAACAAGCAACTCAAACTAAAGTTTTACTACGACCATGTGCTAAGTTCGGTGTACTCTGAGGGCGAAAGTCCGTTCCATCAACAGATAACAAAAGACGTACTAACACGATTTATTGATCCAGAGCACGTGCCCCTGGATGCGCGAATCATCGATCTGGGCTGCGGCCCTGGGTACTTTTTAACTGAGATGCGGGATCGTGGCTACGCCAATACACTGGGCATTTCTCTGAGTCGGGAAGATATTGAACTGTGCCAACGCAATGGTCATGCAGTGCGGCTGTCAGATATGAACTTTCTCGAAGAACGAGATGAGTCTGTGGATTTTCTTTTTTGTCGGCACAGCATTGAACACAGTCCGTTCCCGTACATTACGCTGTTGGAATACAATCGAGCACTAAAGCCCAATGGCCTGCTGTATATTGAAGTCCCGCAGCCAAACTGTGAGATCAATCACGAAGGCAACCGTAACCACTACAGTGTGCTGGACAAGAAGATGTGGTCTAACCTGTTGCAGAGAACCGGGTTCGAAGCCACCTGGTATGAATATGAGTTCCCGGTAACGTTCTCTGATGACCGGGTACCCGACACTGCCACTGAGAAGTATTACATTTTTGTGTGTCGTCGTAAAATGGCAGTTGATATCAAATGAGTAAAAATTTAGATAACGTCTTAATTAAAAGTCCGCACGCCAAGTCTACCTACTCCCAAGCACACATTGAGGAATTTGTCAACTGTGCGGATCCGGTAAGCGGACCTATCTACTTTTTAGATCACTTTTTCTATATACAGCATCCAACGCAAGGACGTATGCTGTATCATCCGTTTGAATATCAGCACAGGTTAATTGATACCTATCACAACTACAGATATTCTATCTCGATGATGCCAAGACAGACCGGCAAGTCCACCAGTGCTGCTGGCTACCTGTTATGGCATGCTATGTTTGTGCCGGACTCTACCATCCTGGTTGCTGCACACAAGTACACCGGTGCCCAGGAAATTATGCAACGTATTAGATATGCATACGAGTCTGTGCCTGATCATATCCGTGCAGGTGTAACCAGTTACAACAAGGGCAGCCTGGAGTTTGATAACGGTAGCCGTATTGTCAGTGCAACCACTACAGAAAACACCGGCCGGGGTATGAGTATTTCGCTGCTGTACGCGGACGAATTTGCATTCGTGCGCCCCACTATCGCCAAGGAGTTCTGGACATCCATTAGCCCTACATTAGCCACAGGTGGTAAGGCAATTATTACCAGCACTCCCAACTCAGACGAAGACCAGTTTGCGCTGCTGTGGAAAGGTGCTAACCGTTGTGAGGATGAATACGGCAATCCTACCACAGTTGGACAGAATGGATTCAAGGCTTACCGTAGCTTTTGGAATGAACACCCGGATCGAGACGAGACCTGGGCACAACAGCAACGTGCTGCCTTGGGCACAGAACGCTTCCGTCGAGAGATGGATTGCTGCCACGGTAATACAGAGATTGATTTACAACTAAACGGCGTCACTATATCCATGACAATCGAACAATTATTTGATGTCATAGACAAATGATTGCTGGATACCACTACAAAGTCTGGCTATTCACAGATAAAAATACTTACAAGGTTTTAACATGGCAATGATATATAAAGAAAACACCAGAGGATATAAAGTACTAACACCCAACGGTTATAAATCTTTTGCCGGAATTAGACGTGTAGGCGATCGTTCTGTGTTCCGATTAGATTTTAATGCTGGCTATTGGCTCGAATGTACCAATAATCACAAATTGTTTACAGGGAATCAAGTTAGAACTCCCGTGAGTGATTTACAAATAGGCGATACTGTACTGAGTATCAGTGGAGAATTATCAGTTACTTCAATTATTGACACTGGAAGAATTGAACCAGTTTACGATCTAATAGAAGTTGAAGACGGACATAGATACTACACAAACTCGTTGTTATCATCGAACTGCGAATTTATTATTAATGATGAGACGCTTATTGCTCCTACTAAACTGATTGACTTACGTGGCATCGAGCCCTTGTTCAAGACCGGAGAAGTACGATGGTACAAACAGCCAGTCAAGGATAGGATTTATACCGTGTCCTTGGATCCAAGTCTAGGTACAGGTGGTGACCCTGCTGCGATCCAAGTGTTTGAAGCTAACACTACTGAACAGGTGGCCGAGTGGAGACATAATCGTACTGACATTCCTACTCAGATTCGAATCTTTACCAACATCATTCAGTACATATACGACATTGTTCGAGACGACAAGACAATTTACTACTCGGTAGAGAACAACACCATTGGCGAAGCAGCCCTGATCAGCATTGCTGAGTACGGAGAAGAAAACATCAAGGGCTACTTCCTAAGTGATCCTCAACC